TAATGTGTACTCTACATTCTAAATACTTTAACCATAAGTACCACGAGCCTTGTACTTGTAATAAAACATTATTAAGAAGTTGGATTCAGCAATTAGATAATAAATTGTTATAGGCTTATTAAATTAAGCCTTTTTTTTTATTATATAATTAATCAAATAGTTAGATTGTATTAGAATATGGATAATAGAAAGAACAATGGTAATAGAGGTCATTCAACAAGAGCCAAAGAAGGGAAGATTGATAAGCGTAAGAATGAATATAGAAGCGCTTTAAAAGAAGCAGCTACTAAACAAGATGTAATTGATGTTATCAATATGATTAAAACAAAAGCAATTAAAGAGAAAGATGTACAAGCTGGTAAATTGTTTTTAGAATACTATATTGGTAAACCAAAAGATGAGGTTGATATTACAACCAATGGCGAGATGCTAAACATACCTGTTATTCACTTTAAGAAGTCAGAATAGATTTGGAAGAGATAACTATTAATGGAAAGTTTCTACCCTTAAAGGAAAGTGATGCACGTTATTATATTGTAACAGGAGGTAGAGGTAGTTCAAAGTCTTTTAGCACTACATTAATAGAAGCAACTAATACACTTCAACAAGGTTACAATTGTTTGTACACAAGGTACACAATGACTTCTGCTGAACTATCAATCATACCAGAATTTAAAGAAAAAATAGAGTTACTTAATTTAGTTGATGTATTTGATATTAACAGAAAAGAAATCACAAATACAATAACAGATAGCAAGATTATATTTAGAGGTATTAAAACAAGTGCAGGTAATCAAACTGCAAACTTAAAATCTTTACAAGGTATATCAACTTGGGTATTAGATGAAGCTGAAGAGATGGTAGATGAAAATGAGTTTGATACTATTGATTTATCAATCCGTTCTAATGTACAACAAAACAGAATTATACTAATACTTAATCCAACTACAAAAGAACATTGGATATATAAACGCTTCTTTGAATCTAAAGGTGTTAAGGAGGGTTTTAACGGACAAGTAGGCGACACTTGTTATATTCATACAACTTATTTAGATAATGCCTTAAACTTACCTGAATCGTTTTTAAAGAACATTGAGAATATAAAACTTAATAACCCTAATAAGTATAAACATAAAATACTTGGAGGTTGGTTAGATAAAGCAGAAGGTGTTGTATTTACTAATTGGAGTTTTGGAGAGTTCAATCCTGATGGTTTGCAAACAAGTTGTGGAATGGACTTTGGATTTAGTGTTGACCCAGATACATTAACAGAAGTTGCTATTGATAAATCTAAACGCAAGATATATGTTAAAGAGCATTTGTACAGGAATGGTTTAGGTACAACAGAATTAGCTAATATTATATTATCAAGGGTTGGTAAAAAACTAATAATAGCAGATAGTGCAGAGCCAAGACTTATAACAGATTTAAAGTTTAAAGGAGTAAACATACAAGCGGTTAAGAAAGGAACTATTGAAAGTGGTGTAACAACAATGCAAGATTTTGAAATAGTAGTAGAGCCTAATAGTAGTAACATAGCAAAAGAATTAAACAACTATGTTTATTTAGATAAAGGAAGTAAGTTATATGTAGATGACTTTAACCACGCAATTGATGGAATCCGATACAATGTTATTTACAATTTAGATAATCCAAATAAAGGTAATTATAGTGTAAGATAATGAGAAACGAAGATATGATAGCAGTTGTAGAATGTTATATACACCATAGAACAGATAAGCAAATTAGAATAGCAAAACCAAAAACACCTCAACAATATTTATTGCTTACAAAAGCGTATGAAAATTGTATAGGTCATTTCCATAAATTATAGTTAAATAAGTATTATATATATATGAAGTTAGAAATAAACGTACCAACATCGTTAAGTGAAATTACTTTAGGTCAATACCAAAAGTATTTAAAGATTGCAGAGAACAATCAAGATGGTAATTTTTTAGATGCTAAAATGATTGAAATATTTTGTGGAGTGCCATTATCGGAAAGCTACAAAATAAAGATGTCAAGTGTAAGAGCAGTTATTGATATCTTAAATGAGTTAATATCAACCACTCCTAACCACGTTGAAAGGTTTAAAATGAATGGTACTGAATATGGTTTTGTACCAGATTTAGATGAGTTGACTTTAGGAGAGTATGTTGATTTAGATAACAATATTTCTAATTGGGATAATATGCATATTGCAATGAATGTGCTTTATAGACCAATTAAACACTCTCAAGGTAGAAAATATAATATTGTAGAATATAGTGTAGATAACGAGAATAAGATGAAGGATATGCCTTTAGATGCAGTAATAGGCTCAATTTTTTTTTTCTACAATTTAGGGATAGAATTATCGAGACATACGATTCTTTATTCCAACAATCAGCAGGAGATGGAGGGTATTCATCGTCAGCTAACTTCGCAAGAAAGTGGGGTTGGTATCAATCAATTTATGGACTCGCTGACGGAGATATTACAAGATTTGAAGATATCACTAAATTAAACGCTAATCAATGCTTTACAATGTTATCTTTTATGAAAGAGAAAGCGGAGTTAGAAGCACAACAAATAAAAAGTAAATTCTAATGAAAGGATTTTATCAAGTAATGGATACTATTAAAGATGCTTTGCTATCTGATGTAAATGTTAATACTGTAACAACAGGTGATATTACAAGAGTAGATTTAAGTAAGCAAACAATATTTCCATTATCACACATTATAGTAAACAATGTTACAAATGAGGATAGTGTACTACGTTTTAATTTATCTATTCTTTCGATGGATATTGTTGATGTATCTAAAGAAGAAGTAGTAGATATATTTAGAGGTAATGATAACGAACAAGATATATTAAACACACAATTAGCGGTGCTTAATAAATTAGTTCAAGTTTTAAGAGGAGGTAGTTTGCATTTAGAGTTGTATCAATTAGATGGCTCTCCAAACTTTGAGCCGTTTTACGATAGGTTTGAAAATCAAATGGCAGGTTGGGCATTAACAGTAGATGTATTAGTGCCAAATGAAATAAGTATATGTTAGAGAATGTACAAAAGGAACTGAATAGATTTGCAAAGTATGTAGTTACACAATCAAGAAGTAACCTTACAAGGCAAAAGAAAAATACTTCTAAACAATTATGGCAAAGTATTGACTATGATTTAAAGGTAAGTAAGAATAGTTTTCAGTTAGAGTTCTTAATGGAGGACTATGGTATATTCCAAGACAAAGGGGTAAGTGGTACAGAAAAGAAATATAACACTCCTTACAAGTATACAGATAAAATGCCACCACCAAGTAAAATGGATAAGTGGATTGTTAAAAGAAATTTAAAAGGAGTTAGAGGTAAAGATGGAAAGTTTATAAGCAGAAAGTCTTTACAATTTATGATTGCAAGGAGTATTTATAAAAAAGGTATTAAGCCAAGTTTATTTTTTACCAAGCCATTTGAAAAAGCGTTTAAAAACATTAACAAAGATTTAATAGAAGCATATAGATTAGATGTACAAAAACTTATGGAAACAACGATAAAAAATAATTTAAAAAAATAGGAGATGGCATTAAATTTAAGAAGCCCAATATTTTTAGGAACTACAATTACATCAGGAGGACATAACGAATATAAGATTTATATTTATTCTTCTACTAAACCAGCAACTCCTGAATATACTATTAAAAAATATTATAATGCTAATTTTAAAGCAGGTTATATAGAGGTATCAGAACTAATAAGAGATTATTTAGAAATCAACTTTGGAAACAATTACACCAGTCAATGCGTAAAAGTTACTGTTGATTATGTGAAATACAATAGTGCTGGAACTCCTACAGATTCTGGCTCTTTTGTGAGCGATGAATATGCATTTGATAGTTATTCTTATTTTGAGGAGAATGATTTCGATGTAGATAATAGCCCACTAATGATTTCTAATAGACAAATATTTGCACTTGCAGATAATTTAGTTAGAATACCAATAAACACAAAAAGTAGTCCAGTAGTTACTTTTTTAAAGAACGGAGAAATTGTAGGTAGTGAACAATATTCTAATGGTACAGTTACAACCAATCAAATAAAGTACGCTACAATAGGTGGCTCTTTTAGCTTTGATAACTACAAAGAAAGAGTACTTACAACCGCAGGTATTTATGAAGAAACAAAATGTATAAATGAATTCTTTAATCAATTTGAAATAGGAGAAGCTGATGAGGTTAGAGTGTTTAGTGATACAAAGCCTTTAGAGGTAATCAAAATAAAAACATTAAATGAGTGTAAGTACGAGCCAAAGAAGTTCACATTCGTAAATAAGTTTGGTGCATTACAAGATATTTATTTCTTTAAGAAACAAGTAAATAAAATGAATGTATCAAAAGAAAACTATAATGCAAACACTTTAGATACCAATTATGGTTACGATAGATATGTACACACAAAAAGAGACTTCAATATAAAAGCAAATGAATCTTTTACATTTAGTAGCGGTTACTTAAACGAAGAGTACAACGAAGTGTTTAAACAAATGATGCTATCTGAAAAAGTATGGGTAACTAATTTAACAGATACAGAAGAACAAGTATTACCTATCAACGTGAAGACGTCTAACATCACTTATAAGACATCTTTAAACGATAAATTAGTAGAATATACAATTGAGTTTGAAAACTCTTACAATGTACTAAACGATATTAGATAAATGCAAACTATTCAATTATACATAGAAGGTCAAAGGGTGGATATGTTCAAAGACGAATCTGTAACACTTACGCAATCAATTCAGAATATAAGGGATATTGCTAAAATCTTTACAGACTTTTCAAGAACATTTACAATACCAGCTTCTAAAACAAATAATAAGATATTCAAGCATTATTATAACTTTAACATAGAAAATGGTTTTGATGCAAGAACTAAAAAGAATGCTATAATTGAAATAAATCATTTACCATTTAGAGATGGAAAAATAAAATTAGAAGGTGTTGATTTAAAAAATGGTGTGCCTTACACATATAAAATTACATTCTTTGGTAGCACGGTTGAATTAAAAGATTTACTGGGTGAAGATAAATTAGCGGTTTTAAATTTAAGTTATTTCGATAGAGATTATACTCAAGGTGCAATACAAACAGGCTTATTTGCAGACCCAACTTCAAGTGATATTATAGTGCCATTAATAACACACACCAGAAGACTGTTTTACGATTCATCAAGTGGACATTCTCACGATGACCAATTTAGCGGTAACTTATA